CTTTCGGCAGCGTTGGCAGGTCACCATCTTCGGGTCTTTCCATGTGTAGATTGAAGCGGTCCGCCTAGCCTTGACGGTGATGCCGCACGCGGTCTTTGTGCCTGCGAGCTTGCTCGCTGCGAAGTGCTCAGGTTGAGGCGGGGCGTACTCCGCGGTGTCATAGCCGAAAACCATTCTTCCCATGCCCTTACGCCCGTGCCAGCTCGCCGCGGGCGACCCTGGCGGCGATCGAGATGGCGGCGCACTTGGGGCAGAGCAGGCGGCTGGCTTCGATCAGCCGACACTCGTTCATCTCGGGGTCACGGACCATTTTGACGGTGACAACGTGGCCGCACTTGGCGTCGGTTTTTTCGCTCGGGACTCGATTGCTCATACCCGTCTATTATAGACCAATGGTCTATAACAACGCCAGACATTTGGACGGGTTGAACCCGGCAGCGCTGAGCCTGATGATTAGGCGGCTGCGGTGGTGTCTGGTCGGTCGTCATCACCCGCCGGCGCGTGGTCGCAGTTGACCATCGCGCGCCTTCACCTCAAGCAGCGGTTAGCCGAGTTCCACGACGCCGCGTACCTGAGTGCGATCGGCCACCAGCAGGCGGCGGGAGCGGAGGATCTGGTCCGCCGCGGCGAGCTGCTGGACAAGGCCTACGCCGAGTACCGTGCTGTAGCTGCCTCGCTCAACGGCTGAACACGTAGCAGACCAGGAGGAACAGCGCCGTGAAACCGATGGTGAACGCCCACTCCCACGCCTGGCCGGAGCGGGTCGTGCCGAAGTTCAATCCAAGGAAGTGGCCGGGCTCATACAAATAGCCGGGCTCATACCTGGGTGCTCTGGCCTCGCGGAGCGCTTGTAGCTTTTCTTGCTCCAGCCTTTGTTCTGGTGAATCCATGCACGCATTATACAGTCAAAACGCGTGCAGGACGGCTGAAAAAGATCACCCTGACGGGCGGGGAAACAACCCGCAGGCGACGGGCATACTCCAGATCGGAGTACCGCAGTCTTGCAGCCCACCGAGCCCTCGGCTTCTCAAGCGTCCGCACCGGCGGCACCGCCCGACCCACAGGTAGCGCTGGCAGCCCACCTCGACGACGTGATGGCACAGGCGGAAATCGCCGCCAATGCCCAGCGCGACGAGGAAGCTGGAACCCCGCCACCCCAACGGTCACCGCGGCAAGAACCGGGACCAGACGATGATGACGAACTCGAGGACGAGGAAGGCGATGACGCGGCAGCATCACCCGAAGCCACACCCGCCGACGAGGCGCCGGAAGCCGAGGACGCTGCAGCCACTCCAGAGCAACCCAAGTACTCGAGGCGAGACGCGGCGAAGTTCGCTGCCGAGCTCGCGCAGCACAAAAAAGACCTCGCCGAGGCGCAGCAGATTGTGCAGCGCGCCCAGGCCGAGGTCGCCGCACACCGCGCGGCTGACCAGCACATCGTCACCCAGCTCGCCGAGGTCAGCGGCTACACCCGAGAGCAAAACGGTCGATTCAGGATTGACAACCTCAAAGACAGGGCTGTCAAAAACCTGGCGACCGCGGAAGAGCGTCAAGAACTGTCTGAGATGGCGCAGTGGGCAGAACTGGCCGGGCCGATCTATCGAGAGGCCGAGCGTCAGGTCACCCGCGCGTTTTCTGTCGACTGGAACGCTCTGAAAACCCTCGAGGGGGTCGGCGATAACGGCTTCGCCAAACTTCACCAGGCAGCCAACGGTGTGGAGGGGGCGCGCATCATGCACGCTCTGGCCTACGCCGCGGGACGCAAAGCCGCTCAGGCCGAGGCCAAGGCAGAGATCGCTCGAGCGAAAGCCGAGGCGAAGTCTTCCAAGCTCAGGGTGCTTTCCGGAGCGCCGCAGCCGGCTGTAGCGAACGGGCAAGCGGTCCCGTCGGGGGCTGGATGGCGCGACCGCGCCTTCAAACCTGACGGCACGTTGAATGACGATTTCGATCGAGAGGTCCGCGCGGGCAAGTGGCTCGGCGTCGATCTCTCGAGCCAGTAGCAGACACCAGGAGACGCCTCGATGGCAGTCCAGACATACGCGGCTCTCACCGTAGAGCAGCGCAGCTATTACGTGGCGAAGACGCTCCGGCGTCTGCTGCCCTACCTCCCATTACTCAAAGACGCGATGACCGACACCGTCGGCAGCAACACGGGTACGGCGATCCAGTGGCGCAAGTGGGGTGCGTTGCCGGCAGCAACCGCGGCACTCACTGAAGGTACGCCACCCACCGAGGGCTCGCTGACGATCACGGCCGTCACGGCTGCGCTGGCTCAGTACGGCGCCTTCCAGAAAGTGTCGGACTTGCTGATCCGCGCGGGCATCGACCCGGCCATGTCCAACGTCATGGACGTCGAAGGCGAGCAGGCGGGCCTGTCGGTCCACACGCTGACCGCGACCGAGCTTGGCGCTGGCTCGAGCGTCCAGTACGCCTCGACGGCGGTCTCCAGGGTCACCGTTGCCGCGGGTATGAACTTCATCACCGCTGAGGTCCGCAAGGCGGTCCGGACGCTGGAAAAGTCCAACGTGCCGCGCTTCCCCGACCAGCGCTACCACGGGTCGGTCACGCCGTCGCAGAAGTACGACCTGAAGGCCGACGCGGCGACGGGCGGCTGGCTCGACATCATGCGCTACGCGGCCCCGTCGACGTTCATGTCGGGCACGCTGGGCGAGGTGGAAGGCGTCAACTTTGACGTGTCGACCGCCAACCCGATCTTCACCGCTGGCGGTGCCGCGGGCATCGACGTTCACGCGGCCCTCATCTGGGGCCCGTACGCGTTCGGCGCCATCGACCTGACGGGCCAGACCGTCGGCAACCTGAACCCCGAGACCAATAACGCGGGGATCGACATCATGGTCGTCCCCGCAAACACGCCGTCGAAGATCGACCCGCTGCAGCAGTACGGGGTCGCAGGCTGGAAGATCGCGTACGTCTGCAAGACGCTGGATTCTGCGCGAATCCTGCGCCTCGAGACCGCTGTTGCGGGCTAGAACCGGCCGACGAGTAACGATGATGACGCAGTCACCACCCAACGGCACTGCGGCGGCCGCGCTGCTCAAAGATCGCGACAAGGTGGCGCAGGCCACCGACGTCATCGATCGAGATCCCGAGGAGGCTGCGGCTCGGCTGCAGCCCATCCTCAAGGCCTCGCCCACCGTCGGCGACATCACCGTGCAGGACATGTTCGGGCTCATGTCCCAGCTCATGGCTCAGCAGGCGACCATGCAGCAGCAGATCGTCGAGCTCATGACCGGGCAGGCATCCGGCGGGAACGGCGGTCGCAAGGCCCCCGACACGCAGGAGGAGCTCGCCAAGGACAAGCTGCAGCGCGACCTGACGCTGAGGGCGTGGCACGACGAACCGCGCGAACCCGTCTGGATCCAACCCGACCAGGACGAAGACAAGGTCTTCGCCGTGATGGGCCAGTACCCGCCGCGGCTGTTTCGGGTCAACGGGTTGGAATTCCCGATCACGCCCGGGCAGATCAACAACGTACCCAGCAGCATCGCCAGGCTGGTCGAGCACAACCAGAAGCGGCGCCCGTATAGCGGACCTCCACAGGGACTCGGGCAGATTGCCGACCCGCAGCGGGCTCAGTTCCTGGCATCGTCGCAGTCGGTCGAGATAGGGCGCCCAGGACGGGCGGGTGACGGACGGGTGGTGCCAGACGGTTTGCCGCCACATCCACAGGAGCTGGGGCTCCGCTATGACCAGAACGGTCAGTAAAGGACGCTAATCCCCATGGCAGAAAAGAAACCAGCAGAAACGACGGCCGCGGACGATTCGTCGACGAGCACCGCCAGTGCCACCTCGTCCGAGGATGAGAACCAGGCGTCCCTGGCGAAGATGGCTGGACTTGACCCGAAGGAGATGCGGGATCCGACCAAGGCGCCAGCCGATCAGACGGAGATCGTGGTGATCGACGGACAGGAAGCGGCCAAGACGCCGAAGGGCGACGGCATGTACGGCATGGCGCACGCTACGCCCGAGGGCGAGGTCGGCGGCGGCAACATCGCCGGCACCCTCGACCCCCCGGCGGACGCGACCAGGACGATTCACCCGTTGACCGCTGAGCGCGCGGCGCTGCTGTCGCCGGTCGCTCGAGCGATCGCCGGCTACGTGCAGCGCCCGGTGTCGGAGTGGGGCGTGCTCGGCCCAGGCGACATCGTCAAGGGCCACATGCTGCTGCTCGACCTGAACACGGGCGAGAAGGTCCGCGGCATGGACGGTCACAAGATCGGTGAAGGCAAGCTGTACGCCAACCTGCGGAACATGCCCGAGGCGCTCTCGACGGGCGACACCATCGAACAACTGCTCGGATCCCACTGAGGCACCCCGATCGATCCGGCAGCGGTATGCCTCTGGCGCTGCGCGACAGCGGTATGCCTCTGGCGCTGCCGGACGGGTGATGAAAGGAAGGTAGGGCCATCGCCAACGCACTGTTCTCACCTGGCCGAGAAGGATTCCTGCTCGCTGAGATCGACTGGGACGGGGCAGTCATCAAGGTGGCGCTGGTGCGGGCGTACACGTTCAACGCCGCCCACAAGTTCGTATCCGACGTGACGGGCGCGAGCGGGGTGCTGCACGCCACCTCGGCGGCGCTGGCATCCAAGACGGGCACCAGCGGCACCGCGGACGCGGCCGACATCGTGTTCACCGCGCCGGCGGCCAACGCCTCGGGCCATAGCCTGTTGTACTTCCAGAGCTCGGCGGTGACGGGTGGCGCTGACGTGGCGGCATCAGCGCAGCGACTGATCGCCTGGGTGGACACGGGCACCGGGCTACCGGTGGTGCCCAATGGGGCCGATATCACCTGCGTCTTCAATGTGTCCGGGTTGTTCACCCTGTAGCCCGTGGCGAAGTTCTCGAGCACCCATTCGCAGGCCGGCACGACCACCGAGCTCAACTCGCTGGCCAGTGCCGCCATCGCGGTGAGCGGGTCCACGGTCGACAACACCACCAACCTTGACCCCTGGGCAGCCATTCAGGGGTCGATCACCTTCGCGTCTGCCCCGACCCCGAGCGACACCAATACGATTGATGTGTATTGCCAGCCAGCGTGGACGGGCACCACGTACCAGACCATCACGGCGGGCAACCTGCCGCAGGGAGCGCTCTACCTGACCTCATTGCCCGTCAAATCGACGGCGACGACGCAGGTGATGGCCAGTGCTCCGTTCCCGATGCCGGGCCCGATCAACATGCATTTGATCCTGCAAAACAACACCGGCACCGCGCTGGCCTCCGGCGCTGGCAGTGTGACGGTGTATTCGTGGCAGACCCAATAGCGTGATTGCTCGCGACCTTGGCCTCGAGCTGCCGCAGCGCAAGCCGCTCGGCATCCCGAGGATCAACCCGCAGCATCCATTGGCGCGCGGGCTCACGTTTGCCACGTTGTTGACGGGCGACGGTCGCCCGCGCGACCTGATCCAGGGCCGCACCGCGACGGGTGGACCCACGGCAATCCGTAGTACGCCGCTGAGCCAGTCCCTGTTGTTCAACGGCTCGTCCGACGCCTGCAACTTCGGGGACATCTCGCAGTACCGCTCGGGTTCTCAGAACTTCACCATCATGGCGTATGCCAACCCGCCGGCGAGCTCGACGACCTACGGCCTGGCGTCCAAGCGCGACGGCGGCACCTTCCAGCAGATTTCGATGGCCGCCAACATGGACTCCAACGGTGGCCCCGTCTCGGGCCTGTTCGGCTTGTTCTGTTACGACGGCACCAACCAGTTGAGCGGCGCGACCACGGCCAGCCCCGTCAACGGCGCGTTCCATCAGTACACGGCGATACGCAACAGCTCGACCACGCTGCAGTTCTACGTGGACGCCGTCAGCCAGTCGCTCAGCTACGCCTCGCAGAACAACACCAACTACACGAGCACCACGCCGCTGTTCATCGGCGCGATGGGCAGCACGAGCGCGCCCGCGGGCGGCTACCTGCCCGGCATGATCAGCTACGTCTACATCTGGCGCGGGCGGGTGCTGACCGCGGCTGAGATCGGCCGTCTGTACAAAGACCCGTACGTCTTCCTGCGCGAAAGCCCGCGCCAGGAGCCGTGGTTCACGATCTGGATGCCGCCAGTCGGCGGCGGCACGACGGTCAATCCGAACGCCATCACCACCGCTGAGGTGGTCTACGGCCCCGCGGTCACGCTGCAAGTTCTGCCCGGCACGATCGCCACCGCCGAAGCCTTTTTCGCGCCCACGGTGACGCTGCAGGTGCTACCGGGCACGATCGCCACCGCTGAGGTGGTCTACGGCCCGACGGTCAGCGTGGGTGTCCTGGCTGGTCAGATCAGCCCGAATGCGATTCCGACCGCGGAGCAGGTCTACGCCCCGACGCTGACTCTGCAGGTGTTGCCAGGCACCATCGCTACGGGTGCCACGGTCTCTGCTCCCGCGGTCACCCTGCAGGTGTTGCCGGGCACCATCGCTACGGGGGCCACGGTCTATTCGCCGACGGTCAGCGTCCTGGTCGGCCTGGTCATTCCCAACACAATCCTTACCGCGGAGATGGTCTACGGCCCGATCCTGGTCCTGCAGATCATTCCGCTGCCAGGCACCGCGCAGGCTGACCGCGTGCTGGTCGGCAGCGCCGTGACGTCCTCGGCGAGCCGACCGGGCACGGCGACCACTCCGGCGAACCTGTCGCCGACGCGCAACTTCGGCGACGGACTCTTTGGCGACCTGCTCTTCGACGCGCCGAATGACCCGCCTGTGGCACCAGGCGTGGCATACGTCACGCCAGGAGTCGGCTAGGTGCCTATCTTTCCCGGTGGTCTCGACAACATCACCGAGTCCGTCACCAACAGCACGCCGCAGAACGGCGTCCACTCGGGTCTGCATAACCAGCTCGCCGACGTGGTAAACGCTATCGAAGTCGAGCTGCTGCCAGGCGGGTCGATGAACCTGGCCGCGCACGCCGCCGCGGCGGATCCGCACCCGGTGTACCTGACTCAACTGGAGGGCGACGGGCGCTACGTCACGCTGGCTACCCAGCAGTTGACGATGTACCACCAGGAGTTCACCCCGACGGCCGGGGCAACGACGGTCACGCTGAGTCACGCCCCTGAGGCGGTGCTGATCGTGGCTCGCGCGGGTGTGGTGCAGTCGGTCACGGCCGGTCATTACTCCCTGGCCGGCAGCGTGGTCACGGTGCCGTCGGCTTTCAGCGGCAGTGAACTGGTCATCGTGGCTTACAGCGTGCGCGGGCCATGATCGAATTCCAGGCCGCCCCAATGGCCCCGCTGGGCACCCCGCTCACGCCGATGCTGCCCGCGACCGCGCCGGCGCTGGTTCAGCGCATCACGAACCAGGGCGTCGACTTCGACATGCCGCGCCCGAACCTGCTCAAAAATGGCGGCTTCGAAGATTGGCCGACCGGGCCGGGGCCATTCGATCAGCCGCATCAGGAGTGTGCGGCTGGCTGGCTGGTCTATCCCAACCGCTTCGGCGAAGTGCCGGTGATCACCCAGGAGCAGCCCTCCACTGCCCCGGCCGGCTCCCTGTCGTGCGTCAGGGTCAGCGGCTCCAGCGCCATTGCCAACATCGTGGCGCAGACGATTGACCCAGCGCTCTGTGCGCTGAACGGCGTCACGGTATCGCTGTCGGTGCTCTGCAACGCGCCGGTCGGGTCCACGGTCCAGGCTATCGTCGGCATCCTGTCCAACGTCGGGTTCCAATTGCCGCAGCCGATGGCGGGGACGGGCGACTGGCAGCCGCTGCGGATGACATGCACGCTGCCCGACATCCCGGGGCCAGTTCTCGTCGCCCTGTGCGGGATCGGCGCGTATGAGTTCGCGTTCGATAACGCGAACCTCGTCGTGGGGTCGGCGCCAGCCGACTATCAGCCGACGACCATCGCTGGGGGGACTGGCGGGCAAGGGTCAGTCGGCCCCCAGGGACCACAGGGTCCACAGGGAGCGGCGGGGCCTCCCGGACCACAAGGCAATCAGGGCGTAGCCGGTCCGATGGGCTCAGTCGGCCCACAAGGGCCAGCAGGTTCGCAGGGACCACCAGGTACGGCCGGGCTGACCGGCCCGGCGGGAACCACGGGGTCACAAGGCCCGAAGGGTGACCCCGGAGCGACTGGCCCGCAAGGCGTCCAGGGACTGACTGGCGCGGCGGGTGCTCAAGGTCCGCAGGGCATTCAGGGCCTCACCGGACTGACTGGTCCTCAGGGTATCCAGGGACCATCCGGGGTGGTGCAAACCGTCATTGCCACTGCGGCCGATGCACAGAGTTCCACCGCCACGACGCCAGTCATTATCCCCAACTCCAGTCTCACTATTGCGACGACCGGGGGGACGGTGCTGCTGTTCGCCAACACGTCGTTCAACATCACCGGCAGCACGCGTATCGTTTACCTGAGCTTGTTTGCTGACAACGTGTTGGTATCGACTGCCGCCTCGGCTACCCAGACGAGTGGACGCGTGGGGTTGTCGTCTGCCTGGCGGCTTACTCCTGTTGCCGGCTCACACACGTATGCGTTGGGCTGGTGGGCCTCAGCAGGCACGCTGAGTACGACGACAGACGCTGTGCGTTCCCTGCTGGCGATGGAGGTCAAGCCGTGACGCAGGGGTCGATGCCCGGGCAACCGACGGGAGGCAGAGTGATCAATCTGGTGCAACTCCAATCGGAGATCCAGGCAGCGGGCGTGGACACCAGCGCTGGCCTTGGCATGGATGGCGATCTGGAGGTGATCTTCACCTATGCTGACGCGCTCCCCGCAGACTTCGCGGCTGGCGATCAGCCCACGGTCGACACGGCAATTGCTAACCATGTGGCCATGCGCGAGAAAACCGACCTTGAGTACCAGGCTGAGTATGCGACTGCGAATGCGCAGCGGAAAACCGTGATCAACACTATCGTGACGGGGCTGATGCCCAGAGAACTGGTGCCGATGTGAGCAACACCATTCGTCTGACCGAGCCCGACGTGAATGCGCTCATGACCGGCGGCTGGACCGGGCTGCGCCTCGAGCGCGGCCCCAACGCGACCAACATCGCGGCCTTCCAGCTCGTCGTCCTGCTCCCGTACGTGACCAATCAGACCGTGTACACGTACGCCGATGCCACGGGAGCCGCCTCAGACTGGTATCGCACCGCGCACTACGGCCCCGGCGGCATCGGCGTGTTCTCGCCGGCCTGGCCGGTCCTGCCCGCC